AAATAGCAAGCATGAACTGCTGACCTTTGTGTAGGGCTACGTCAAGCAGTACAAAGACCTGACCACCGTCCTCTACGAAAAACGGCCCAGCCGGAACGATATGCACCCCACCATGAAGCCGGTCTCCCTGGTTGGCAGGCTGGTGAACAATTCCAGCAAGCCGGAGTGGTGTGTAGGTGATTTCTTTGCCGGCAGCGGATCCACGCTCATGGCCTGTGAGCAGCTGGGCCGCACGGCCTACCTCATGGAACTGGATGAGCGCAACTGTGATGTCATCGTTCGGCGCTGGGAGGAATACACCGGGGAGAAAGCGGTGAGGTTATGAGCAGGGGACGGCAAAAAACCAACCGGCGCAATCTTGCGCTCGATACCCTGGAATTGATTTTGGAAGGAGTTGAACTCATCGTGAGTGCAAATGGCGAAATAACCGGCGGCTCCATGTATCCCACCCGCGTCATTGCAAAGCTGTTCGGTGTGGGGGAGCGGCACATCCAGCAACTGACAAAGGACGGTGTGCTCCCGGCCACAGAAACCTCCAACGGCCGGCAGTATGACTTGGTGCCCACCATCCAGGCGTACATCCGCTACCTGCGGGACGCCGCCCACGGCAAGACCGGCTCCGAGAGGGAGCAGGAGCTGAAGCAGCAGAAGCTGGAGGCCGACCTGGCCCTCAAGGGCACCCAAAACGAGCTGCACCGCCTAAAGCTGGACATAGCCGCCGGGAAGTACATCCCCGTGGAGGAAGCGACCCTGGACTACGCCCGGTTCTTCGTGGCTTTTAAGAAGTTTGCGCTGTCTTTGCCGGGGCGGCTGATCAGCCGGATCGGCGGGGCGGGTGGAGCCCACAGAGGCCCGGCGCATTGAAAAGGAGATGCAGGGGGGCGTGACTCAGCTGCTCCGGGCCTTTGTGGTGGCTGGTGTGGATGAGAGCCAGATCAAAGGGACTGGTGCAAAATGAAACGCTCCCCTCGGATACGCAAGTACCCGGTGACAGACTACCAGCGCAAGGCCCTGGAAAGCCTCATGCCCCCGGAGGACTTAACTGTATCTGAATGGGCCGAGAAGTATCGTATGCTGGACAGCAAGACCAGCGCCCTCCCCGGCCCCTGGCGCAATGAGATGACACCGTATCTGGTGGGCATCATGGACGCGCTGCTGGACTACGAAACAGAGGAAATTGTGCTGTGCAAGTCAGCCCAGCTGGGCGGCACAGAGGCGATCCTCAATGCCCTGGGCTACATCATCCAGCAGGACCCGTCCCCCACGATGGTGGTGTATCCATCTGACGTGTTGGCAGAGAGCATCTCCAAAAACCGTATCGTGCCGATGGTGCTGGCCTCGCCTTCCTTGCGGGAGCGGTACCAGGCGTTGGAGAGCAAAAAGCTGGAGCTGCAGTTTGACGGGATGTATATCAGCCTGGTGGGCTCCAACTCACCCTCGAATCTGGCCAGCAAGGCCATTCGGTTTCTTTTCCTGGACGAGGTGGACAAGTATCCCGGGGCCAGCGCCAAAGAGGCGGACCCCATCGCACTGGCCAGGGAGCGCACAAAGACCTTTCAGAACCGCAAGATTTTCATCACCAGTACACCCACCATCACCACAGGCCACGTCTGGAAAGCCCTGCAGAACTGCGACATGGAGAAACACTACTTCGTCCCCTGCCCCCACTGCGGGGAGATGATAGAATTCAAGTGGGCGAACCTCAAGTTTCCCAATGATGAGGGGATGTCTTACGTTGACCGGGCGGAGATGGCTCATTACATCTGTCCGGAGTGCAATGGCATCATCACCGACCGGCACAAGGGGCAGATGCTCCGGCTCGGGGAGTGGCGCACGGTCAAAGAGAACACAGCTTATAGCCGCCGGACAGGCTTCTGGATCAACACTCTTTACTCCCCCTTCGTCCGCTTTTCGGACGTGGCGCGGGAATTTCTTGCCAGCAAAGAAGATCCGGAGAAGCTGCAGAACTTTGTGAATTCCTGGCTGGCTGAGCCCTGGGAGGATACCAAGCTCAAGACAAGCTCGGAGCTGGTTATGGAACGCCAGACTGATCTTGGGGAGGGCATTGTCCCCAGTTGGGCCAAGCGGCTGACAGCGGGGGTGGACGTCCAGGAAAACTGCGTGTACTGGACGATCCGGGCCTGGGGCAATTATATCACGTCCCAGAACATTGCCCACGGTCAGGCGGCCAGCCTGCGGGACCTGGAACGTATCATGAATCTCTCGTTCCCCAGGGAGAACGGAGGAGAGCCCATGGTCGTGAACCTGTGCCTCGTTGACAGTGGATTTGAAGCAGATATGGTGTATGACTTCTGTGCGGGCAACTCCGAATGGGCCCTGCCCAGCAAGGGCTCCAGTGCGGCCATGTACACCCATTACAAGATCAGCAAGGTGAATAAGCCCACCAGCCGCGCTTATGGTATGGATCTGGTGGTAGTTGATACGGGGAAATACAAGGACATGATAGCCAGCCGTATGCGCAAGAACAACACGGACAAGGGCAGCTGGATGGTATACGCGGGCTGCGACCGGGAGTACGCCGAGCAGGTGACCGCCGAACACAAGGTAAACGTGAAAAAGGGTGGCCGCACCGTGCAGGAGTGGGTGCAGAAGCATTCCCACGGCGACAACCACTATCTGGACTGCGAGGTGTACGCACTGGCCGCGGCAGATATCCTGAACGTGCGGTTTCTGCATCTGGAGGACGAGGAAGCGGCGGGAAATACGGCCCCGCCTGAACCCGCGCCTGCCCCGGAGGAAGAATGGATCAAAGAGCATGAGAATTGGTTTTAGGAGGGATAGTAATGAGAGGAAGCCTGGAAATTCATGTGAATTACGATAGGAGAATTTCTCTCGAAGAAATTTGTGACACCATCGACCGTTTGAGGGAGAAATATCCCGGCGCGAAGATTATTGTTGATCTGTCTGTGGGGGTGCATTATGGCAGAAAACAATGAGGGTGCCGCCATCAACCTGGAGCGGTTCACCAACTCGGAGTTACTGGTACACGTAGACGCCGCCATCCAGAACATTCTGGTAGGCGGTCAGAGCTACAAGCTGGGGAGCCGGAGCCTGACCCGCGCCGACCTGGGGCTTCTGCGGCAGATGCGCAACGAGCTGCTGGCCCAGGAGAACACCGGGGACGGGTGCCTGCTGCCGGGGACTGTGGCCGCGTTTTTCGAGGGGCGCTGACATTGCCCTACGGGCAAGTCAACGAGTTTTCCTACGGAAAACTCCATAAGGATGGTGATCAATATGAACATAATCGACCGAGTAATCGGCTGGTTCAGCCCCCAGCAGGGGCTAAGACGTTGCCTGCGGCAAGTCTCCCGGCAGGCGTGGCGGGATGCGCTCCGGCATTACGACGCCGGGGACGATTCCCGGCTCAACGCGAACTGGCGGGCCATTAACACTAGCGCAGAACAGACCGACCGCTATAGCCGGGACACGGTACGCGCAAGAGCCCGGGACCTGGAGCGCAACTCGGATATGCTCAATGGGGTAATGGGGGCCTTCGTCCGCAATGTGGTGGGCGGGGGCTTTACTTTGCAGGCGGAAACCGGCAAGCCGGAGCTGAACCATGAGATAGAGAAACTCTGGGTCCAGTGGTGCAAAAAGCGCAACTGTGATGTGACCGGCACCCAAAGCCTCAGCCAAATGCTGCGTATGGCCGTGCGCCGGAAAAAGGTGGACGGCGGTATGCTTTTTGTCAAGAGGTACACCGGGGACGGTCTTCTCCCATTCAAGCTCCAGGCTATGGAGGTGGACGAGCTGGATGGCAGCACCATCGTGGCAAAGCATAAGGGCAACCGTGTGTGCGGGGGTATTGAGTATACCCCCTACAATAAGCCGGTGGGGTACTGGTTCCGGCAGTATTCCATTGATGGCATCACGTCCCCGGAGCCGGTGTATGTGGAGGCAAAGGACGTTATCTTCTATTTCTCCAAGCGCCGACCCTCCCAGCTGCGGGAGATGAGTGATATGGCTCCAACACTACCTCGAATTCGTGACGCCAACGAGTTTATCGTGGCAGAAAATGTCAAGCAGCGCATCTTTGCATCCGTGGCTCTGTTCATCAAAAGGCTGAACCCCACAGGCCTGGGCCGTGCCGCCGGAGGGCAGACGGGAAAGACCTATTCCCGGCAGATGTTCACACCCGGCATGGTCAATGAGCTGAATGTGGGGGATGAGGTGGATATGATCAATCCCCAGGGGCAGGCTACCGACGCCGCTACCTACGTTAAGCTGCTGCAAAGGCTTGTGTCCTCCGGCCAGGGCCTGAGCTATGAGGCCGTGGCCCGTGACATGAGCGGCAGCACCTATAGCTCCACCCGGCAGAACCTTATCGAGGACGGTATGACTTATGCCGACGAGGTGGAGCTGCTGGTGGAGGTCATAGACGAAATATATGAAACCTTCATCATTTCGGCCATGCTGGCGGGGAAACTCTCCGCCCCGGACTTCTGGAATCAAAAAGAAGTGTACTTCGCCCACAAGTGGGTGAAGCCCCCCAAGCCCTGGATCGATCCGGCAAAAGAGGCCACGGCGGTGATGACCGCGCTGAAAACCGGCCAGAAAACCTTTAAGCAGGTTGCGGCTGAGAACGGCGCGGATTGGCGGGATCAGATAGACGATATCGCGGAGGTCTTAAAATACGCCCAGGACGAATACGGCCTAGATTTAGGAGGGATGATTTTTGGACAGGCAATGCAGACCGCCGCTGAAGGGGACGACTCCGGCGGCGAAAATGGTAACGGCCCCGACAAAGGAGGCGGCAATGAAGATGAGCCGGACGAGGACAATAACACCGGGCACGGGGACGGTGACGCCGATGATGAGGGCAGCTGAGGCGGAAAAGGAGAATAGTTTTCACCGGGACATGACGGTGTCTGCCATCCGGGCGGAGGAAGGAGAGGGGCGCAAGGTTACCCTCTCCTTTTCCAGTGAGGAACCCTACGAGCGGTTCTTTGGGCCGGAGATACTGGACCATTCCGAGGGGGCTGTTGACCTTTCCCGGCTCAACTCCATCGGCTGTGTGCTCTACAATCACAACCGGGACAAGGTGATTGGTAAAATCACCCGAGCTTGGATCGAGAACGGCCGCGGGCAGGCGGAGGTGGAGTTTGACGATGACCCGGAGTCTGACACCATCTACAAGAAGGTCAAGTCCGGCTCTCTCAAGGGTGTGTCCGTGGGCTACATGGTCAACATGAAAGAGTCGGAGGATGTCCGGGCCGGAAAGAAGTCCGAGGATGGCAGATTTACCGGCCCCTGCCGCGTTATGAAGAAGTGGCAGCCTTTTGAAATCAGCATTGTGAGTATTCCCGCTGACAGCACTGTAGGTGTTGGCCGGGACTTAGGCACGGCCCCTGTTGCTGCTCCACTTAGCGTGTATGAGCGGCAGTTACAAATAAACAAAAATATCATTGGAGGTATGTAAAATGGGCAGAAAAGCAATTCGGGCGGCGAAGGTCCTGCGTCAACAGGAAATTCTCAATGCCGCCCATCAGGAAAAGCGGGACCTCACCAACCAGGAACAGGCAGAATTTGATTCTCTCCAGCGGGAGATCGACGACCTGACCCGCGAGATAA